CGACTTTTGCATACCAACCTGGTGATGGTTTAGAAATAAAATTACCCTCAATCGCAATGTCGACCAAGCCAGAATACTTTTGAATACCACCATCGAAGGAGACCGAAATAGGAATTTTAGATTTCTCTTTAACATAACGAGATTTCTCCACATTAATAATAAAATTGTAACCTACAATCTCTGTGCCATCTTTCTCTTGTTGACGACCAAGAATGTAAATGTTGTCTGCTGAGTAATAAGAACCTGTGCCACCACCAACGATATCTTTTGGGAACATACCAATCTCTTTGTAAGTATGATTCACAACTACCATTGGAATATCTTTTAGGTTGAGGTGAGGTGTTACCATTCTAAACAATGATTTAACTTGTTTAGCACGGCTCATATCTGCAACAGATTTACCTTCAAGTGCATCTTCTACTTCTTTCTTAGATGCTAGATTACCAATACTATCTAATATAATGATGAGTTTATCACCACGATTCACTTCTTGAAGCTGTTGCATTATATCGAACTTCAACTGCTCAATGTCAGTCAAAGGTGTGTGTAGAACTCTGTCCATATCAATCTGAAATGTTTCAAAGTATTTGACAGGTGTTCCGAATTCTGAATCATAGAACAATAATACCGCTTCAGGGTATTTGTCCATGTAAGCTTTTGCCATCAATAAACTGAAAGCAGTCTTAAAATGTTTTGATGGTCCTGCCCACATAGTAAGACCAGGAATAATACCACCATCTAATTTACCGCTCAATGCCACATTAATCATTGGCACATCAGTTGGTACCATATCTTTTTCAGTAAAGAATTTTGATTTGGATAGAATCGCACTATCTTTAATCGTTGTATTCTTTTTTAATTTATCAAGTAAACTCATTTTAAAAAGTACCTCCATCCATTTTGGTTATCTTATTTTTAGGTATATGTTCCATGCCTTCTCCTTCATCTACAAAGAAGGATTCTAAACTAGGACCACTGCTCGTGTCAAGCGTTTTCTTCTTCTTTGCCTTTCTGATTTTGATTTCAGGTTCAGGCAATTTAGTGTTTCGTAATGTTTGTTGTGCTGCTATGAGAAGAAGAATGGCAAGAGGGTCAAACACCACGATGATTATTACAATAACAGTTCTTACTGCTTTATCTATAAATGATGGGTCATCTTTAGAGTAGAATAACTCGGCGATATACTTAATAGGACCAATCTCTGCCGCTAACTTGTTTTCTTCTGCTAACAGAGGCAACTTTTCATTTGATATTCGTTTTAGTTCTGCTTGTGTTTCTTGGATTTGCCTATCAATTTTATTTGATGCAGTTGCCGGGTCACCTGCTCTTTGTAACAAATAAGTCAATCTCTCTTTAGCAATCTTTTCTTGTGTCTCTAGTGTTTTTAATTGAACTGTATTTGCACCAAGAGTTACATTTGATTCAAGGTGTGCCTTTGACAAGTAACCAAAAATACCCATTGATGTGATAAGCATTAACAATACAATTGCGATACTGAAATAGTAACGCATAATCCGCACAGTAACATTCCAATTGTTATATAGCCAAGAAACTGTTACCAATTTAGCAACTTCTAATATTGAACCCATCAATATAATTGGCCAGAATGAACCTGGAAATATTTGTGCAAGGCCTATTACCGAATAAAAAGCGGCAACAGCAGATAAAGCAATTGCAGTTAAAAAAGGTAAAAGAACTTGTGTCATGGGTTAGATTTATGATGTGGAACATCGAATACAAAAGTTATTCGTGTCACATCTCCTATATTTTTTGCGCCATGTGGTTTCTTATTATCAAACCAAAGTAGAGTTCCTGGTTCAACATTTACAACATCATCACCACAATGATATTCATATCGACCTTGTATCGATAAGTGATATCTATCTTTATTTAAGTAATATGTTCCTTGGTCTGTATGTGTGCCAACCATTTCACCTACAGGCAGAGCTAAAAATCCACAACGACAAAATTTATGGAAATGTCTTTTTAAGAAACGAATTACTTCGGTGTGTCTCTCATATGCAGGTGTCTCAATGCTTATTTCAGTATTGTAAACCATTTCATTTGGATGACTAATGCCACCCATTACTAATTGCATGACACCTGCTTCAATCCTGTGAAAGTCAGGATCAATTTGTTGAGCACCTTCTATTTCTTTTTGAACTCCCCAATCAGAGGGGTATTGTTCGAGTTGTTTTAAAATTTTAGAAACATTGATGCCCGTTTTGATTATACGAATATCAGCCAAAAAAACTCTCCAAAGAACTTTGTTTTTCAGTTTGCCAACCAATACAATTTAGAATCACACGAATTGGTTCGATAAATGCTTTTTCAAATTGCAAATCATAATTTACATACTCATGCAAACCAAACTCTTTTGGCAATCTAACCGGGAAAGAAATAACATCTTCTTTCAGAGGATTTGGCGTTTTGAGATATGTGAATTTCAACTTCTCACCTTCTTGAATTAAAGGATATGATTTAGTTAATTCCTTTTCTTTCATCATGTAATTATAAAGAATTGCACCTCGCACATGAATTGGTGTGCCTTTTTTGTAAAGATTTGCGGAATCAGAATAATCTTTTAGACCATTAATGCCACGGGGAAACGCAACTTCTTCTGGAGGTAAACTCTTAAATTCATTTTTAAATTTCTCAATAAATTCTTGAACATCTAATTCGGTAGAACGAACAATTAATTTAATTGTCTCTTTCATCTTCTCACGAATGACAGAAGGTGTGGAACTTTTAACCATTTCAAGTCCCATCACCTTCATGTCTGGTTCATTATATTGAACACCTTCGTTATTGTAAACATTTAAGATATATCTTTTCTTTGCAGTCCAAATGCCTTTATCTGAGAGAGCTTCACGCTTCATTCTCATTTTTTGGGCATACGCATGGACATACGAAGCAAGTTCCTGATAACCTTGGTTAATATAAGGTTGTATCTTTTCTTCACAGACTTTGTCCATGAATTCGATGATTCGGAGAGTATCCGGTTTTTCCTTATACACTTTATCAACAAGGTTGCCAAGGCGGAGATATATCGAATCTGTGTCTGATGCGATGACATAATCTTCATTCTCCGTTTTCAATAGTTTGTTCATGTAAGCGTTGATTTTATTTTCAATCCAACGAATTGAAAGCTGACCTGCCATAGTAACTGCCAACGCTTGGCGCAGGTCATAGAATCGAAAGTATTGTGAACCAAGAGCACCATAAGCGGAGTTTAGTGATACTTTCTTTGCAAGTTGCAGATTATTATATCGTGCAACAAGTTTACCAATTTCGTTCTTCTTTATTTCATCTTTTTCATTTACATAATCTTGTTTTGCCTTCAACATCATGTTCTTAAACTTCTTTCGGTCCTCATACATTTCTTCCATCATTTTAGGAAGAAAACCTTGTAAGTCTGTTCTGAAAAACTGACCATTCGGTGTTAGTGCGGCATCTTTTAGTTTTGAAGTATCAATTTCTGATGACAATAATCTATCGACAGTTACACTTTGCGAAAGAATTTGTTTCATTTCTGGTGTGTAATTGTCAGGCTCAATAAGAGTTTCTGGTGAAATATTATACTGCATCATTAAATGTGGATATAGAGAATCTAAGTCGAATGATGCAACATAACGATGCATACCAACTTGTGGTTCTTTAACATAAGCACCTTCAAACGCAGAGTTCTTTCGTTGAACTACTTTTGGTGGTACAACAATCTTCTTCGCAAAAAGATGATTGTAGATTAGGGCATCCCACATACGAGTTTGTGCAAACACATCTTCAAAGTTTGTCTTTGTGTCGTATGCAAGAGTTAATGCCAATTCAAGGAGTTTTAACTTATCTTCTAGTTTAACGATAAGTTCCACATCTTTGATATTATATTCGATAAATTTTTGATAGTTGAGTTTATACAACTGATGAAGGTTATCATATTCATCATAAGAAAGTTTACTCTCACCTAGTTCAACATTGGCGATATTATCCAACTTGTATGATTCTTGTGATTTACCACCAGGCGCATACCACTTATACAGTTCAATGTAATCAAGTGCAGAAACGCCACCAATGTTGTATTGAATTAACTCACGACCATTGATTGTTACTTTTCTTTCCCACAAATAATTCCATGGTGAAAGTTTCTTAACCTCATCTTCACCAAGAACACTTCTGATTCGATTGACAAGATATGGCACATCAAAGAAGTCAATGTTCCAACCGGTAATTACATCTGGACAATTTTCTTGCCAATCTTTTAAAAACTTTTTACAAAGGTCAGATTCACTATCACATTTAATATATGTTTCACTACCTTTTACTTCATAGTCACCACAACCATAGACTGTAACATCACCGCCTAGTTTTTTGATGGCGATAGCAGTAATAGGTTCTGTGGCTTTGTATGGGTCTGGAAAACCATTCTCTGAACCAACCTCAATATCAATAATGGCAACATGAATGTCTTGCAAGTCCCAATCAATTTGACCCACAAATTCATCTGCAATAAACGCATATTCAAATCGGTCGTTGCCATAGATTTTAAAGTTCTCGACACCATCATACTTGCGAACAAAATCACGAGCATCACGGATATCTCCGAACTTCATTGGTTCTAAGTTTTCATTGAATAGTGTTTTCCATTCAGATGTTTTCTTGGATGGCAAAAACAAAGTAGGCGAGTATTGAATTTTCATCTTTACTCGCCTGCCGTTTTTAACACCTCTGAAAAGAATGTTGTTGCCTTGAACGGCAACATTCGTGTAGTATTTACTCATTCAAGTATTTTATCATACTTTTGGAATTGCAGAGGCAATTTGAATGCCAGAACCGAACACTTGATTGTATTGATTTTCTAATTCACGGCTAGGTGTAGTAACACATAATACATCCGCTTTATTAATCTCAATACCCAAATTAAATTCTTCAGTATAATCTAAGAATGGTGAAAAACCCATCATTGGACCTTCTTTTGTGGGTTGAACAATTACTTGAACCGGTTGTTTAATTTTGAAACTATCGAATAATTTATTAGATAGTTCTTCGTCAGTCTGAGCCAATATTGTATGGTTGGTTTTGAATGTTATTAGTTTTATCGTCATATTTTTTAATCTCTATCACCGAATCTTTCGGTTGTTTAATTGCAAAATTTGTTGCTTCTTCAAAAGAAGGAAATGTTCTGGATGAGACCATACTTCCATTTCCCATATAATAATAAACCTTATACATTAACTTTTGTTTCCGCAGGTATAACTCCGATGGTCACCCATCGTTTTGGAAAGAGCATTTCTCTACCTTGAAAATCTCTCATGTCACATGTTGGGTCTTGCATCCAACCAATCACTTCAACCATATCATCAAACTCTCGCAAGAATAAGTCGTACCTTTCGGCACGGGGCATTTTGTTTTCAATTGCAAGTTTCTTGGCGATTTCACGGGTGTTCATTCTTTTCTTTCCTTAAAGTCATAGAAAAAATCATTGTTGTTTCTAGCAGAATGTTTATTAAATTTTTCTACTGAATACAACTTTGTTGCTATCTTAAAATCTGGCATCTTAAACTCTGGCACAGTCAAAGATGCATCATAGAATAATGTTTTATTGTTAGGTTGTGCGGCAAATTGTCCGTTATCTAACTTAATAAAATTATAACTCTTATGTTCTTCTACTGTTTCAGAAAATCCTGTATTAAGATAACCAGGGTCGTTTTGGCAAAAATCTACGGTGAACATATACTCACCAAAATGCCAATTTCTATCTTTGTCGAGGAACTTACACTTCAACATTCGAAGGTTGTCCTTTTCAATTACAGTAACATTATAACTCAAACAGTCCCATATTTGCAAGTAATCCAGAGGCAAAGATGCACTATTCAAGTTATCTTGCCGAGACACAAAGGCATGTAAAGGTAGTTTATCATACAAGGCACCGTAATTAGGCAATAGTGCCTCAATACGAAATGCTTGGCCTTTAATACATTTAATTGTCATCCATATGCATGGTTCATATTCACCAAAACCTTTTTCAAAGTCATAGAGAAATTCTTTCTTAACAAAGCATTGGACTGGAGGTAAGTTGTGAACAAGAAAGGCCATTATTTTTCCACAAATTTACTAAAGTCTGGTGGTTGCCAACCTTCAGGTTTCAAAACTTTACCATCTTCCCTCTTTATTACTTTACGAGTTTTGGTGTCAATCTTTTTTAAATTACTAAGTGCGCCTTCATCCCAAATTCTTTCACCTTCCCATCCTCTCGAATACATGTAACCAACAATTACCCATATCATGTCGAAACATGCATCAATGGTTTCTCTGTCATCATTGTCAAGTCGAGCGGCACAGAATTCATTGTATTCTTCTGTAATTAACCTGTGGTATAATAATGCTTGTTCATCGTTATTCTTGGACACAGTTTGTTCTGCAGCACGCATAAAGACCTGCACATCAGTAAACACTTTACTCATATTAAACCTTTTTTGTCAACTCAGATTGATAAGTTCTTTGTCTTAACTCGGAAGAACTAAACCGATGGGTGCGAGAATTATAATATGTTTTAATGCCACGGGTGTCACAGATATCACGACCTGTTAAATCTCTGTCTTTATATTCTTCACCACAAATACGCATGCTAATGGGTAAGAACATTAACAAATCTTCGAGGTCTTTTTCGGTATCATAGACGATAATCTCATCTACAAATTTGACAGCAGAAAGTTGAACATATCTTTCTACGATTGATTGAACTGGTTTGTTTTTGGTTTCTGGTCTATCGATTGTTGGGTCTGTTTGCAAACCAACAATAAGATAATCACAGATTGACTTGCACTCAGCAAGCATTAGAATATGACCTGCATGAAGAAGGTCAAAAGTAGAACAGGTAAAGCCGATTGGCCGACCAATCATATCATCAGGTAATACTAGCATCATATAACTCCATAGTAAAAGAAGAACCGGTGCGTGCCTAGGCAGAGGCACCGGCCGTGTTACATTTATTTATCATCGATTTTTTTAATAATCACATTGCCATTTTCTTCAGAGATATCAAGTGTGTCTCCTTCTTTCCAACCCATTTCTTCCAATAACTCAGGTGGCAATTCAATGATTGCATCACCATTATCACATATTTCAACTACTTTTGCGGTAAATGTTTTCACTTTTCTTCTTCCTTAGGATAATCATTATAAGAATACCATCCAGTAATGATATATTTCACTTGTGTAGGAGAAGGTATTCCCCTATGCGTATATGTCCAATCTGCTGGCCATATAATTGTGAGACCTTTTTTAGGCACAAATTTAATTTTTTGATGAAAGAAATCTGTTTCGCCTTCATCGGCAACATCATTCAAGTATGTCATAAAAACTAAATGCCTAGATGCAACTGTTAATGCCATTCGTTCACTATGCCAACTATAAAATCCTTCACCTGGTTCATACTTTTGAATATTCATTTGTTCGTTGATTGACCAACCATCTTGTTCTTGGCTTGCCCAAGGAAATATTTTAATATAATCAAAACAACAATCTTCTAAAGCCTGCAAATAATTTTTTATAATTTCATTTTCTAAAGATTCTTTTGCAAAGAAAGAATAATCTAAAGATTTTTTAATGTTGGTGTCTGTAACAAAATTTCCAACTTTACCAGAATGTTTTTTTTCTTCTGGTAAATTTTCAAAAAAAGAAATTAAATCGTCACATAAATTTTCTTTTATAAACCAACCTTTTATAAAAGTGTTGAGGTTGTTTATTTCTGAAGCAGGTTTAATATTCTTTTCATCGATATCAATTATAATTCTTTTCATTATTACACCTTCTCTACTATTACTCCAGCCTTCTTTAGAAAATCTATTCCTTTTTCATCACGATAACTATTTCTATAATAGATACTGTTTATACCTGATTGGTAAATTAACTTTGCACAATCGAGACAAGGTGCGTGGGTGACAAACAGAGATGCACCATCACTTGAATTTGTTGACTTAGCAATTTTTGCTAAAGCATTTGTTTCTGCATGAAGAACTTCTGATTTTGTTATCAATCGTTCCTCAATATAGGTAATACTTCTACTTTCAATGTTAACAATCTCTTGTTCAGGTATCAAGACTTCACATTCATTATCCCAACCAGAGGGCATTCCATTATAACCAATACCAATGATTGTGTTATCTTTTACAACAACACACCCTACTTGTAATCTTTTTGCAGATGAGAGTTTGGAATAAACCTCGGCTGCTGCCATATGGGCATCAACAAATTTCTGCTTCATGCTTGAGCAGATTCTTTTTTATTTTTCTTTTCGGATTTAAACGGGACTGAAGAAGCAAGTTGTGCTTCAATCATGGCGTTTTTATAATCAGACCTTTTAATTGGGTCGACAATAGTTGCCAAGAATCGTTTTGTTTGTTTGTTTAGTTTGAAATTTTTATCACGCTTTACCATAATATCTCCATAATTTAAAAAGTGGGGCGAAATGCCCCACTCGGTTACGCAGCTGACTTCTCTTGTAGAAGTTGTGGTTTAAATTCTTTCAAATTTTCACCAATAGCAATCTTGCGTGGTTTCTTGTGTTCAGGAATAATATTCTCCAAACCAATTCTGAGAATACCATCTTTGAACTCAGCACCTTTCACTTCGATTGTATCTGCAATAGTGAGTGTTTTGGTGAAAGACCTTGTACCAATACCTTTGTGTAGATATTGCACATTGCTTTCTTTTTCATCTTTCTCACCTTTTACAGTTAATGTACCTTCTTCAACTGAGATTTCAATTTCATCTTTAGAAAAGCCTGCAACGGCCAATTCTACGATGTAACGAGATTCATCCAGTTTAAGAATGTTATGTGGTGGGAAATTAGAAACTGATTTTTGGACATCCATGCTCATTAGTCTTTCAACATCATCGAAAAACTTATCAAAACCCAAAGTTGATTGGGTTAATGGTCCAAATGAAATACGACCTAGTGTCATAGTTTTTTCTCCTTTTAAGCGAGTTATCAAAAGCGGCGACCCATTTGGCATCGCCTTCCATATTTATATTCAAATCAATAATCTATTGATTTTTTACCTATATTGTATTTTGTGATTAGTTGCCAATCATCTTTTTCTTTGAAAGAAATAATCTTTATTTGATGTAAAGGTGCAATATTATCTTTCATCAAAATTGGATTAAGAATCTTTACAAGACCCCATTCTTCTAGGAGTTTTGCAATTGCGTTTCGCCTTTGAATATCATTTTCAGTCAGATTAGATGGTTTTCCATCTAACGCAAATAACTCTTTGAAATGCACGATATAATATCTGCCCTGCTTATGCAGAATGTGGCATGACTGGTACAACACTTTTTCCTTGCGGGAAGATACGCCAATTCTGGTAAGTGTTTCTCTTACCTTTAAAAAATCATCCTGTTCCGTCAAGGTGACTTCTATAAATTTAGACAAGTCTACCATCATTACCTCTTAGTCAATCCACCCGTTTGGGTTTGTTCTTTTAATTGTTGGATTTGTTCTTTGCTAAGTAAGCGGAGCGCTTCTCGGGCTTTTGTATCGGAGAAACCAAAGACAGTCTTTATACATTCCAAATCGTCACTTTTCTCAGATTTTATCCACTTCGCAAACGGTCGTTTCTGTGACCTGACGGTATTTAGTAAAAAGTCATTTTGCAACTTCTTGTCGATAAAATGTCTGCGGTTCATCTCATTTGCATACAAAACGCAGTCTTTATGATAAGATAAGCTACGATTTACCAAAAAAGAAACATAGTCTTTTTCTGTAATTTCATCGACAATTAACTGTTTCTTATTTTGTAGTATTGCATTAACATAATCAAAAGGGTTACTCATGTCAACATCCTAATCAGACCAATGGTATCGATGGTAGTGAGTAAAACATAATTAGCAAGGAGGCCAAATGATTTCCGAGTATAAGCAGCCCAAGCATACAAAGCACACCCAATAATCCAAATAGGATAAAGAACAAGTAACGGAGGGTTCGGTACCGTAAGAGCCATCGTAACACTACAGCCAATGCTAATACCCCAAGCAAAAAGTTCAACAATAAAACGCCAACGATTAGACTGCCAATCATCTTTTATCCATTCGAATATTCCGGTAAATACATCATTCATACAAACTCACAATTTACCATCAACTCAGTTAAGCAGGCAACAGTATTAATTTCTTGGTCTGCAACAAACGCAGCCTTGTATTGATAGTCAGCAAGAATCAAAACTGCTTGTGGAATTGATGCGGGTTTCATTGTATCATACATTGCATCATATAATTTACGGAACAATGTATTACTATCTATTTCATTTGATGCAACCCATTTACGAATCGCACCAAAATCTTTTTGTTGAACAAACTTTACGATTTCTGTAATCGATACATCACCAATTTGTGCAAGAATACCAGTATCAATCTTACCAAATTGTGAATATCGTTGAAGTTCATTTAATACACGGCGAAAATCTGGAAAATGTTTCTTAACAAGTTCTGCAATAACCGCATCATCAAAGTCAACTTTTTCACTTTGCAAAATTGTCTGAGTTCTCTTAAAGAACGCAGATGCCATCTTGGCTTTCTCACCATTCTTTAAACCAAATTCAATAACTGCACACCGTGAATGAAGTGGTTCAATAATACGATTCTTATAGTTACATGTAAAAATGAACGAACAGTTCGGTGCGAATTCTTCAATCGCATTACGAAGCGCAGGTTGAGTTGAGTTTGGATTTAGATAATCTGCTTCATCAATAATGATGACCTTACGACCACCAGATAGTGACATTGAAGAGGCATAGTTTTTGATTTTGGTTCTGAAAGTATCAATACCGCTTTCATCAGAACCATTGATAACCATGAAGTCGCAACCGATTTCGTTGCACATTGCTTTTGCTACGGTTGTCTTTCCTACGCCTGCACCGCCACTCAATAAAAGATTAGGAATCTGTTTCTGATTCACATATTCTTGAAATGGTTTCTTTAGGCGTTCAGGTAGAATACAATCTTCGATTGTTTGTGGACGATACTTCTCTGTCCAAAGTAGATGTTCCATAATAACCTTTCACATAAATCATAATTTAAAAGTGGGGCTTTCGCCCCACATCTTACGCAACTCTACGAACTCTGTCGCTTTGTGTGCGATTTTTGGCTTTTGGTAACTTTTCAATGTTACCAATTACACGCTTACCACCTTTTGAAACAGGAACAATTTCGTTTATTTCAAATTCATCTGACAATGAAAGCGGTACATCAAGTGCTACAAGTGCCTCATCACGGGTCATTGTATCTCTTGAACCTACTGGTGCAATTATACTACGATTCTTAAGCATTGTCAAGGCAGAATTCAAATCTTCAAGGAGATATTGAACACGAGCCCAACTATCAAAGGTATACTTCGAACCGCCATCACCTTTTACACTCTCTTTACGAGCATGCTTTTGGTCAGCATTGTGTTTGGCAAATGACCAGTCGTGTATCTGATACTTAGTCTTACCTGTTGCGTTGTTGTATGGCACTTTTGTACCTTGTGCATTGATACGCTTGAATTCTTCATCCAAGAACCATTGCACAAACAAGGCATCATCAACAACCTTGAAACTACCATCAATCTCTTTCTTTTTACCCCACACATTACCTTTTTGCATGAAGAACGAAAGGGTATAGAACATATTGTAGAATGATGACTTCGTAAATTTACTTAGTTTCTTTGCATCATATTGAGAACAACCATCGGCCATCACCCTCAAAATTTTACGAGTGGTTTCCTTATCAGCATCGGTTACTCTCAATTTACCTTTAGGATATGAACCTAAGATGTTATCTAAAACATCGGTATCATAACCATCATACATGTTATTGCAAATATACATTAACATTTCTGCAACAAATAAAGTGTCACCTTTGTGGTCAAGAGAATACTCACCTGTCATACCAGAACCAATGTTATTAAACATGTCTCTAACATTCATATCATTCAAACAGATATTGTTTAACCAACGATTGGTTGGGTTGTAATTGAGAATACGCTTTTCATGCTTTGTCATTGGCATCATACTGTTGGAAGTAATGAAGATACGAGCAAGTTCACGCAAGTCGCCCGTTTCATACACAACAACGATAAGTGGAATAGAATTTTTCAAGTGAAACTGAATTTCTTCAGGAAGCTTATCGAATGTGCCTTCAATATCAATCACACCTTTCTCACCTTCAATTTGCATTGAAATAGTTTCTTCTGGTTTAAAGTAGTATTCACTACTGAAGAAACGGTCATAAGTGTCAATTCTGTGTTGACCATCAAGTACCAAATACTCATAACCCAAATCTAAAAGACTTTGGAAGTATGCCAAGTTTTCTTCGATGAAACGAAAGTTGGTTGCAGTTGGAATTAATTGTTGTTTTAGTTCTTCAACAATTGGTGCAATAGCCGCAAGTTGAAAACAGTCTTTAACGGATGCACCGTTAAATGCAGTAAACAAATAGGAGTTTACTTTCGCATCATGCCATCTTACGAGCAATCGTTGCAATCGCTCACGGTCATAATACAGTTTGTTATTTACATGAAGATTGTAAAGAAATTCTGGTGATTTAGAATATGCTTTACCGCTAATTTTTTGTGTCAAATTTACTATATTACTTTTCATACTAATCTCCTTAGAGAAATATTTAAAAATGGTAACCTTAGTTACCGCCTATCAAATCTAAGTCCTTGGACTTAAATGAGATTCTTTTGTCGATTAATCTCTTTCGTTTAATCGAGCAACCACATCAAGATAACTGTCTGTAACTTGCCATGAATTTCCTGTTACACCAAAAATTATGGTTACAGAATTCACTTCGATAGTTTCAGGGTTTGTAAAAACGGACTCAAACACAGACATGACATGATTTGGATTAATGGCAATACTATCACTAGCATTGCCTTTAAATGCATTAGTAAAGTATTTGAGTGCCATTATTATACGGCCTCAAATTTAGAACCTGCTTCAGTAG